GGCCTTCTTGTTATCTTTGGACAGCATAGCATCGTTGTGTACCAAGGAGCAGAAGCACCAGCAACGATGTCACTGTCAGATACAGTAGCTGGCGTTGGTTGTGTTGATCGTGACACTGTACAGCATACAGGCACTGACGTGTTGTTCTTGTCACACACGGGTCTACGTAGCTTTGGTAGAACAATACAACAAAAGTCAATGCCGTTAAGCACACTGTCAAAGACAATAACAAAAGACTTGATTAGTCTAATACAAAACGAAAGTAGTTTTTACCGTAGCGTCTACAGCCCAGAAGAAAACTTCTACTTGTTAACGTTTGTAGGGCAGTCTACTACGTACTGCTTTGACCTTAGAGGTGCCTTAGAAGATGGATCACTTAGGGTAACACGTTGGCCCTCTTCTGTGTTTAGTGCTTATGAGCGTACGCAAAGTGGTACGTTGTACGTAGGTAGCGATCAAGGTATTAGTGAGTACAAAGACTATCAAGACAACGGTGAGTCATACAGATTTAAGTACTACAGCCCTAGTTTAACATTTGGTGACGCATCAAAGCTTAAGTTTATTAAGAAGATCAAACCTACTATTGTTGGTGCTAGTGGTGAAATAGCGTCAATTAAATTTGCTTATGACTTTGACGAGACGTACAGAAGTGTAGCTTTTAACATACCTTCTGCTGGTACTGGTGCTGAGTTTAACGTAGCTCAGTTTAACATTGACGAGTACTCAGGTACTACACAGCAAGTAGTACGTAAAGCACTTAACGCAACAGGCAGTGGAGCTACTGTTGTTGTTGGCTTAGAAGCTGACATTGACGGCTCTCCCCTTTCACTACAAGAAATTAACATATTAGCCTTGGTAGGCAAAACGGTTTAACACTGGAGATTTACAATGGATGAAGACGTAATAGGAACAGAAGAAGTCTTTGGTATGTTGGGTGACGAAGAGTCTACCTTAGATCAATTCTTAGGCGGTTTAGGCGGCTTTCTAGAAGGTGGTGGTGCTCAAGGTCTAGCAGGTATAGGTCTTCTGTTAAATGCTTATAACCGTCTAGGTGGCATAGGTGAGCAGGGACTTCAACTAGGTCAGGACTTAGCTACAACCCAGATGGAACAAGCAGCGTTCAGGCCGTACACTGTGACTACTTCTACTGGTGGACAGTTTGGTACTCAGATTGATCCTACTACTGGTCAATTGTCTACTACTATGGCTATGTCACCTCAAGAACAAGCACTGCAACAGCGGTTGTTTGGTGGGGCAGGTCAGTTCTATGACCAAGCTGCTATGCCTACAGGTGCTCGTGAACAGGCCATCTTTGAACGTATGAGAGCTACAATGACTCCTGAAGAGGAGCGTCAGCGTCTTGCGTTAGAAGAGAGACTAGCTGCACAAGGCCGCTTAGGTGTACGTACAGCACAGTTTGGTGGTGCTCCTGAGCAGTTTGCATTGGCACAAGCGCAGGAAGAAGCACGTAACAGAGCTATGCTAGGCGCTATGCAACAGGCTCAGGCTGAACAACGGCAACAAGCTGCGCTGGGTCAACAGTACTTAGGTGCTAGTTACATGCCGCAACAGCAAATGTTAGCTGCTTTCCAACCCGGTCAGACTGCGGCAGGTGCTGCACAGCAAGCTCAGTTGTACGGCACAGGTTTGTTTGGTGAAGCTACTGCTTCTGGTATTGACGCATTGTTGGCTTCAGGTCTTGGACAGGCTAACCTGATGGGTGAAGCAGGTACTGGTTTGTTGTCAGGCTTGTTTGGCGCTAGGTCATCAACAGCAACTAACCCTTTTTCCTTTCTTAGTAGACTAGGAGGAGACGAATAATGGCTAGATTTGGTAGAGGATTTTTACAAGCAGCAACACAGCCTAGCTTTGGTAAAGGGTTGTTTACTGTGGGTCAGCAAATAGGGGCTGCTCCTGCCTTACAAGAGCAAAAAAAAATGTTTTCTGGTTTGGATTTAAACACACCAGAAGGCCTTAATCAACTTTCAAAGCTTTATCAAACACAAGGTAAATACTCCGAAGCTATGCAAGCGGCTTCAGCTTCTAGAGACTTAACAAAACAGATTCAAACTACATCTGCTATTGAAGGTTTAAGATCTAACATTATAGAAAGGGCAGAAAAACTAAAGGGTTTTGAAAACCTAGCAACCACTGCTGCTAATGCGTCTCCACAACAACTTGAGCAAATGCGTCAAACAGTTTTAGCTGAAGAAACTAGACTTCAACAAAATAGAGAGTTAATAGACACCAGTACAGCGGCGGCTACAAACTTAGGCATATCTGAAGACATGATAAGGGTGTTCGCCGATGATGGAGAAGGTCTTCAAGCTTTAGTTCAAAACGTAGCTGAAACAAAAGCTGCTAATGCTTTAGAAAAAGCAGGTGAAAAAGCAACGGCAAAAGCTTTGTCTGGTAGAGCAATAAAATATAATGCCCCTCAAGAACTTATTGACGACATTAACGAAGGTTTTTACAACGACAAACCTTTAGAAGCTTTGGCAGCAATGAGAGGTGAAGATTCTAAAAACGAAAGCTACCAAAACGCAGAAACAGGTGAAGTTTTTATGCTGGCTACAAAAGGCGCTAAAGTCTTTAAAGACGGTAAATGGGCTTTACCTAGTGAATTGGGTTTGATAGCAGCACCTAAAGTTACTGCTGAAGGTTCAGTTCCTAAGTTTAGACCAGAAAACAGATCAACAACTTTCTTAGGTTTTGCTGCTGGAGCCACAGACCGTTTTATCAATGAACTAGACACGTTTGGTAACCTACAAGGAGATGTTTTGCTTTCTGGAGTTTCTCCTATAACAACAGACACGACCGAAGCCTTAGACGCTTATAGGGCCTTTACTAGAGAAGCTTTGGTTCGTTTTACTTCAGGCGCTGCAGTTCCTGAGGCTGAGATAAAAAGGTATACCGACATGGTTAATATAACAAGTAAAGATCTTTTTTCTCCTAAAGCAATGGTCCATAAAATTATTGCTGCTGCTGCCTTAACCAGCATAAACGCTAAACAAACTGCTGGAGAAATTTCTGCTTCAGAAGCTAGAATACTGGCTCTTGAAGCAGGAAGCATGACGCTAACTGATGAAGACTATGATTTACTCAGGAGTGATAGACCGGGAAGCATGAAAAAAGTAGTTAAGAAGTACACTGACCCTCTTTTAGGCAACGATTCTAGTACTGAAACAGACCCAGTAAGTTCAATCCTTGATAAGTATAATTTCTAACAGGACAAAACATGGCTACTAAAAAAGAACTAGAGAATGGGATACAGCGTCTTGACTCTATGATTCAAGCTGAAACAGATCCTGTAAAGAAACAACAGATGCTCGATGATTTGTCTGTTCTTGCTGCAGAGTACAGAGGATTGTCAGGACAACCGCTTGAAGAAAAGCCTGAAGTAGAAGAACTTCGTGCTAAAAAGACAGACCTTGCAGGACTAGCTAACGCTATAGCTTCAGGCGTAAACAGAGGCGTTTTGTCACTTGCGGACTTGCCTTTTGACGTGGTTAATGCTGGACTACAAGCATTTGGCTTGCCTACAGGAGAAACGCCTAGTCAAGCTTTAGACCGTCTTTCAGAAAAGGTGTTTGGTCTACCTTTAACAACTTCTCCTTATGTAGACAGCCCTGCAGAACGTATGGTTCAAACAACGGCTGAGTACGCTGGTGGGGGCTTTGGGTACGGGGCTGCCGCTAGAGAGGCAGGACAAAGGTACTTAGCTAGTAGAATGCCTAAAGGTGCTCCTGATACTGTACTAGAGTCAATGGCTAGAACAGCGGCTACTCCCGGTGCTGTAGGTTTGGAAACCGCAGTATCAACTGCTGCTGGGGTTCCTGCTGCTTTTGCTAGGGAAGCAGGAGCAGGGCCTCTGGGAGAAATGGGAGCGTCCTTTGCTGGTGGTGTTGCTCCTTCGCTTGTTGTTACTGGAACTAAAGCATTTTCAGATGTTGCTAGTCAGTTTACTAGGTCAGGAGCGGAACTTCGTGTAGGTAAGGTTTTTTCTGAAGAGGCTCAGGATTTAAATCAAGCTATAGAAAATTTAAGCACTAACCAGCTTGTTGTAGAGTCTGCCCTTCCTGCAGGAACTCAAGTAGACGCTGCAAGACTCACGGAAGACCCCGGTGTTATGAGAGTGTTTTCAGCGGCTGCTGCTAATGACGCTAACATTCACAATATCTTAGGGCGTAATCAAGATCAAGTATCGGAAGGTATCATAGATCAACTAGATGCTTCTGCTGCTGGAGATACTGCAACTTTTCTTTCTACTCTTAATTCAAGAACTAATGATTGGATAAAAAGGCTAGAAGACGAAATAGACTTGGCTAGAAATCAGGCAGACAAAATAGAACAGAGAGTAGTACCCAGAAGGGACGGTTCCCCTGTAACTATGGATCAATTAGGCATAGATTTTACTAACGCTTTGGAAAAAAGCTATAGAAGAGCTAAAGACTATGAACGTCAAATGTGGGCCACTGTAGACAAACACGTTAAGATGGACGCAAAGCGATTTAGACTAATGGGTTTGCGTTTAAGAAATCAAATGTTGCGTGAAGGTTTTAGTGACAAAAGTTTTGCTGGTATGTTTGGCGACGACGAGATCATGCGTTTTGGTAAGCAGATTAAGCAAGACGATGGTACTTTAAAAAAATCCCCTGATTCCAGAGATAGCTTTGAAGCTTTACAAAGATATCGTTCTAGGCTTTTGGCAGCTAAAAGAGAGGCTGTAAAGAATGGTGACAAGGAAACTGTTGCTGCTTTGTCTAGACTTGATGACCTTGTTAATGACTTCATTGACTCAGGTCCTAATGCGGAGTCTTACAGAGCTGCTACTGAAGTTACTCGTACAATTAACCAGAACTACAACAGAGGTAAGCTAGGTAAGTACTTAAATTTAGACGCTCAGGGGGATCGTAGGATTGATCCTGAAGTTGCTTTAAATACTATTGTATCTTCCGGAGCAAATGTCGGTCAGGTAAGAAGAGCATTAGAAGCAGAGCAACAAGGAATAGAGGGTATTCCTCCTGCTAGAGGTCTTAGAAAGCCTATTGAAGAAGCTTTAATTCTAAAGTTTCCTTTTGAGGGTACTGAAAAACAAAGAAAAAAGTTTTTTGAGTCTTATGGTCCTACCTTACGACGCTTCCCTACTTTAGCAAGAGACTTAAATGCTATTGACGTAGAAATAAACACTTTAGCTCAACATCGTTCTAGCTTAGAAGGCCGTCTTGCAACAAAGATGGACGAAGACGTTGTAGGAGTATCGGCGTTACTAGGGGCAGACCCTGATGATGTTTATGCAACTCTTAAAAAACTAAATAGGGCAGACCTTAAAAATGTTAATAACATAGCTATTCAAGAAGGTGTAGAGCAAGGGCTTCAAACTATTTATATTAGGCAAATCGTAGATGCGTTAAGACCTACTGTAGCTTCAAGGGACATACCCGGAGGCACTGCTTCTTTGTCTAAAATACTAAGGGGTGACAAACACCTAGCTAGGGCTTTCACAGACGTACTAACTGCGGAGCAAAGAAAAGCTTTAGTTAATTTAGACAAAACAAGCACCCTTGCTGCAAGAAGTTTGGAAAAGGGGGGCCGATCAGTTAAAGCAGAACAACTCTCTAAATCAACAACACCTATTCAAGTAACAGCTAGATTCCTTGGTGTAAAAACAGCAGGGGCTGTAGGACCTTCCGGTGCTGCTTCTTTGCAGTTTGCCTCTACATTATCAAACGTGTTTACTAAAATTTTTGATGTTCTTCCTGCTGTACAAAGCAGGGCAGTGTTAACGAGGGCTGTAACTGATCCTGAATACTTAAAAACAATACTTCAACTTAATGCTGTTGGGGCTGTTGACAGTGCTACAGCATCACGTAAGTTGGGGGAAATGGAGACTTTCTTACGTAGGTCAGGAATACGTGCTGGACAAGAATTACAGAGGATTTATAAAGAAGAACAGAGACGCCAGCAGGAGCAAAATAATGGACAATAAACAAAAGTCAAAGAAACTCATGGACTATGAGTTGATGATGGACGTGTTTAATCGTGTTCCTGCTGAAGCACGTCCGGGTGGTAAGTACGGTCTAATTGCTGGCTTTGGTTATGCTGGTGACTATCCTACTAAAGGTGACGTTACTACACCTCGTCAGTTTGGGCAACAAGACGCAGTAATGAGTATGTTCAATCTTGTTCCTAAGATGAAGAAAGGAAACAGAAGAGTAGCTGGTTTTTATACCCCTCCTAACATGGACGTGTCAAGAAAGCCATACACAAGCGAAACTCTTTTTCCAATGGGGCCTGTAGAAACTGACAATGTTTACTATCAAGACATACTAGATCCAAAAGAATTAAAAAAAGTCAGGAACACTCCCGACACGACAATAATGCACGAGTTTTACCATAGAGGGGCAGCTAAACTGCCTTTAAGTGAATTAGCTGAGTTTGCAGAAAAGAAAGGGGACGACAGATCTGCTAAAGTTTTTAGATCAATGAAAGGAGCTAAAGGACAACACTTTTATCTAAAAACTCTTGATGAGTACATAAACTCAGGAGGTGACGAAGACAGGTTGTCTCGACTTACGAAAGAAAAATTAGAAGTTATAGAAGATGTTAACAATGTTATCAGGGAATTTATGACGCCTGAGAAACAAAAAGAGTTAGGACTTCGTATGCCTCTTAAGGAATCTAAACCTAAGAAGAAAGGTTTATTTGATAGGTTTCTTAAATAAAAAAGGGGCCTAAGCCCCTAGTGTTATAACTCACAGTTATTACCTGTACAAGCCAACTGTTGTGACCCTTCGGTCATGTCTGAGTTCTCAGAGATGTTCCAGTCAATAGTCTCTGGAAACGTTTCCTTCAACTTCTCAAACGTCTCTAGATCAATAGGTTCGTAAGGAGCCTGTTGGTACGTATGTTCTGAGTAAGGTAGAAAGCTTACGCCACTGATCTTGTCGAACTTGTTGTACAACCACTGACCTACCTCAAGGAACTCGTTGTCACGGTAGTAACACGTCATTGACGGCTTATGTTCACACCAGTAGTCCTGATAAATCTCCCATAGCTCAAGTTGCTCCATAGCACCCATCTCAGAGGCCACCACAGCCCCTTCAGGAGACTTTATGGGGAAGGAGAATACCTTGGTAGTGGGTGACATTACGTCGTCCTCTACAGGGACTCCAGATGCTTCAAGAACTTGGCAGAGCGGGTCTCTTGCGTCCGCTCGGACTCGTCTAATGTACTGATCTGCATATCTAGGGTGGATGCCAGATGCAGAATCAACCAACTGACTAACAGTACCGGAAGGTTTAACAGCAGTAATGGCAGCGCTAACATTAATACCAAGCCGCTGAGACCATTCCGAATTAGTACTAATTGCTTCCTCTTTGAGAGCCACCAGCCAGTCCTTAAGTTTTTCACGGTCTTCCCTCCCTGACAACACAGCGTGGTCCATGATGCCTGTTAGTGACACACCCAGAAGTGCTTCCTCTTCGGTGTTCTTTTGCCATACCTTACGTAAATAGCGGAAGTCAGTTAGCGTAGCCTGAAGAGACCCAAGGATAGTTGCAACACGAACTTTTCGTTTGAGGTCCGACAGCGTATCTCCTGCCCTGACAACAACTTCCGAAAGATTGCAGAACTGGTAGGGCCGGAGGATGATTTCTGAGCATGGATTAGTTCCAAAATCATAGGTAGCATCTCGTCGCTCGTTTTTTGCAGCTTGCTTTTGACTTGCAACTCTAGAGAACATTCCTCGTTCTCCGGAGCGGGACTCGTATAAACTTTTCCACTCATTTAAAAACGCCTCAAAGTCTGGCTTCTCTGTATAACACGCACTGTTGTTCGCTAGTCCTCTTTGAGGATTGTCAACCCACCATTGTCCAGACTTAGCTCTTCGTACTCTGTCGTCAGTGAGGTTACTAAGACTGATGAGAGCACTTCTGCGGACCCCGCCGACAACAACGATCTGTGCAATCTTACAGCAGAGGTCGTGACATTCGATGGAACTAAGTTTACGTCCAGCAGCTTCCCGAAAGACCTCAACGGTGAACTTAAACAGATCGACAAGAGGTTCTGGACCACTTGCTCTACCTCCGAAGGTTTTAAGGGCTGCCCCTGCAGGTCGTACTCCAGACACGTCCCACTTTGGAAGTTGGCCTGAATAGAGCAAGCTAACAAGCTCCCTGTAAGCTTTAGCCCATCCAATTTTGCTGTCGGCGACGTGTATAACGGTATCGGTTTCATGAAAGTCCTCCGCAACTTCCGGTAGTTTAGATACGTACTGTCGTTCCACACTAAAGCCCACACCAGTGCCGCACATTAGGACGTACATCATCTCGTCAAATGCTTTAGGATGGTCTATAGGCATGTAGGAGCAGTTAAACCCAGCTACGTTGTCACGGTCCAAAGCCTCACCAGCAGTCATGAGTGCTCTCATGCTGGGCATTACGTCCAACTCGTGTATAGCATTAAAGATCTCTGACTGGTCAAACTCATTGAGTTGCACACGGTCTACCCAGTAGTCTAGGTAACGGTTTACTGTTTCTTCCCAAGTCTCCCTACGTTGTTCCTCTGGTAGGTACCGTGCGTACCGTGACTTGTGTATGTACTGTTGATATGCGTCCAATTATCTTACTCCTTTGTTCATCTGTATATCTAGTCCAGTTAGTTATCTCTTCCTTGGTACGGTTGCATCCTGTACAAAGGTCGTTAACTAACTTGCATTGTTTAACGCAGGGACTATCCATTTACTTCTTTGATTAGTCTGTCAATGTACCAGCGACACTTTCGTAAGTCTTCTACTGGTTTCCCTTTGTAGTCGTAGCGCCAGAGGTACTTCAGTGCGTTACCCTTGAGATAACCTTTGAACTCGTGTTCAGGCATGGACGCTTTGATTGCTTCGATGGCTTCGATTGCTCCTTTATTGTAGTGGTCAGGTTTATCTACAGGATCTTCTACTGCTTTCAGTTTTCCTGCTGCCCAGTCCCACTCCTGAGGATTTGCATCATCAATACTCATTATCTTCTTCCTCTAGCTCTTCTTCAAACACGTCCAGTCTGTTGATTAGTTTGTCCTCAAAACGATCAAGTAACTCTTCTGAAGTTACCTTTAACGCTTCCAGAAGATCATCAGGATCATAAGTTTTTAATAACTTTTCCCTAATTTCTTCAAGTGTTAGTGACATGGTCAATCAACTCCTGCAGTGTATCTATAGTATACCACAAAATACCTTCTTTGTCACACCATTCTGACATAGTCATTTTGGCACCTTTTCGTATCTTTTTGTTGGGCTGCATTAGGACAAAGACTAACTCTTGTCCTTCTGGGAGGCTGTCTCTGATACTGGTGTACTTCTTCGTGTCCCCGTCTCTGAAGTATCCTTTGCATTCAACAAGACATACACCGCTAGGATCGACAAAGTCAGGGCGATAAGACCTAGAAATAGTGTAGGGGATGGTGAAAGGCTCATAGTCAAATTCCTTTAGTATCTTGCTTACATCGTCTTCGAACGTGCTTCTAAATTTGGATTTCTTGAACTTTCGGCTCATTGTGTACCTCTACTAAATAGCGTGGTCCTGACGAATAAGCAAACGCTCTGAGGTCAGGCCAGCAGTTTTTCTTATAAGCGCAGTAGGAACAGCCAGTGTCCAACTTCATGTTACCGCTCTTGCCGTCTTCTTTTGGCTGGTAACAGTGCTTAGGCGGCTCTGGTTGTTCTACCATTGTTTTAATGTGGTTGATACGGTCACCGATGTCGTACCCTATGTGTTCGTAGACGGGGGCTTGGGTGTCTTCTTCGTCGTACATAAGGTAAGTTAAGTGGCCATTCTGTTTGTCCATTGCTAACCATCCAAAACGTGTAGCTCCCTCTGCGTTCGCGTATCCCTTAATTTGCGCAATGTATCCAAACGGATCATCAGTAGCCAAAGTGCCGTCTTTGAATTTCCTGAACCCATAAGTTGAAACAGACTTAACGTCCGTAACAATACCGTCAATTTTACAGTCCATAGAGCCTGTAATACCATTAACTTCACACTTTTTCTGCTCATCGGTTACCTCGTGTCCTGCTGCTCTTGATAAAAATAAAAGTAATTCCTCTATGAGATGACCGTAAAGGAACTTAACATAAGTATGGCCCTGCATGTCGTCGTCCTTCTCTACGTCATTCCAGACGTTCCAAAGGTAGCGATCACTGCGGCCTATGTTGGACATGCGTAGTTTACGTGAGTCGTCCCTCTTCTTAGTAAACTCATTACGCATAAGCTGTTTAACACCTTCACCAAAGGTCTCAATACACTCCTCTATGTCCACACCTTCAGGGACTTGTTTAGTTTCTACTAATTCGTAAATATCGTTCACTAACGTATAAATATTTTTCATTCGGACTGCTCCAAGTAGTCTATCGCTCTCTGTAAAGTTTCTATACTATCATCAAAACCACCCAATGATCTATTACATTTGTGACATAACCAACCTCTAAATTTTTCTGTTTCGTGGCAGTGGTCCAAAACCCAAGAACCGTTTTTAGTGTTTCCTTTACCATCTACTGCTTCTTCGTTGTTTAAACAAATAGGACATATATGACCTTCAGGTGCTGTTCCATATTTGTCCTTGAGTCTTTCCCTAACTTTGCTTAATTCATTATTACACTTTTTACATTCCGGTCGTAAGTAATTTCCCCCAGAGTGTCTAGAAAACGCTTGTAACGGTAGTAAGTACTTACATTTACTACATTCCTTTACTCCATTACCTAAGTCATAATGGTCATCTTCCAAAAAACTAAGCTGTTCTGTCAATGGGTTTCCGCCCATGTAGTACCTACCTTGTATTCTCCGTCCAAAGGACATCTCAAGTCAAAGGCTACCCCTGCAGCTTTAAGACACTCTACAGCTAACCACCCGTACTTGTCTGCATGGTTAGTGACCACTTCGGCTTGAACCTCATCATGTATGTTGCCTATGAATTTGTAGTCAAGCTTCCACTGCTGTGCGTAGTCGTCCAAGATAACCAACGCCTTCTTCATAACTATAGCGCCAGCAGCCTGTAATAATGTGTTTAGTGCCGCGTGTTCAGATCTAACTCTAAGTCTACGGCCATCAAGTCCTCTGAGATAGCCTCTCCCAGATGCTCTAGTAACCCGTTCTCGTAAACTTTCAAGAGCAGGTGTATTTCTGAGAAATCGTTGCTTAAGATCTGCGCCATCTCTTGCACTTCCTCCAACGATGCTTCCAATTTTGGCATCTCCAGCCCCGTAGAGGAAAGCATATATGAAAGTCTTTGCTTGAGGTCTTGTTTCAAGCCCAGCAGCCACTTGGTTTCTTGTATGAATGTCTTCTGTGAGGAGGACATTGGTAAACTCCTTATCGTCCATGTAGTGGGCTAACATGCGTAGTTCAAGGCCACTAGCGTCAAAACCTACGAGCTTCTTACCAACAGGTACAGTCCAGCAGGAGCGACACTCGTGTCCATAAGGACTGTGGCTTGCTGGGACTTGGGCCATGTTGGGACTCTGGTGTGTCATACGTCCGGTTACTGCTCCGTTACTAATCACACGACCGTGTACTCTACCGTCCTCCTCAACGGCTTCTAACCATGAATGTACTTGCGCATATCGCTTTTGAAGAGTAAGGTACTCCAAAACTTTTGCTGCCTCAGGGACGTGACTGTTTTCCTTAAGCGTCTTTTCATCGACAACGGGCTTTCCATTTGGCGTCTTCTCGTTCCACTTCGCACCCTTAGTTGCAAGTCGTTCTGCAACTTGTTGTCTGGACCCAACATTGAAAACTGTAACTTTGTCTTTAAGTCTTTTCCCTGTCTTCTCAGAAATCCTTTCTTCGACAATGGGCGGGAACATCTCTTGTAGTTCGGCTTCAATTGCGTACATTCCTTCTTTAAATGTTGCACATAACTCATTAGCCAATTGCTGGTCCAAGACCCAACCATTGCGTTCCTGTTGTTGGACTGCAAACTGTACCTTGTGTTCCAATTCGATACACTCAGGTGCAAAGTCCTTCATGTCCTTAACAAGCTGTTGGTGTACTGCTTCTGTGACTGCTACGT